CACTTCGAAACGTAATAGGAACTTATAGTCAATACCGCTAGCGGCACTGGCTTGTTCCATGAAGTCGAACTGCTTCTGGATTTGTTCACCAACTAAGCGAGCAACGTTGCCGCCTGCATCATCACGTAATGTGACGTTACATTCTTGCCATTCTGGCTTGCCTTGTAGGTATACTTTACTGTTGTAAGTGTCGATTGTGATTGGGTTAAAAGCAATCTGTGGGCGACTGATACTTACTACTTGTTTTGTTAGTTCTGATTTTGGCTGGCTTACACCGAAGTTATCGAAACTTGCGCGGAAACGATAACTTAGTTTTGGCATCAACAGACCTTGTGAGGTTGCGCTCTGGTCGGTAGCCAACGGAACTGTGAATTTTGTTAAACTTGCAACTGACATGTTTTTTATCTCCTGTTACAGATATTTATCTGTATTGTGGTCGTTAATGAGAACCTTTCGATTCTCATTAACTGCACAGTTAATTACCTTTATAGACCTGCGGCAATATCACCAGGGTTCTTCAAGCGGATTGGAATGTAAATAAACTCAACCGCCTTCATTGGCTCAATTGCTACGTCAACATACAACTCATTACGTGCAATACGTGTTGGTGTGTTGTTTGTATCATCACACACAACTAGGTAGTCGTAAATACCACGTTTTGCAATTAGGTCGTTTAATGCTCCCTCAATTACGTTCTTGATCTGATCACGTGTGATCTTATCGTTTGGTTCAAACAAGAATGCGTTACCTGCGCTAGCAAGGATAGTACGAATGTAGTTTACCAAACGTGCTACGTTTACACGATCCAATGAACTTGCAACCGGGTTGCGTGTCTTTTGACCCCAACATACTAGACCGATGCCTGGTAAGATTGTGAATGGGTTAATACGATTTTCGTATAGTGCATCACGCATACCGTTGTTAATACCGTTGCGTACAAAGCCGCCTGTCTTGCTGTTAATGTAACCAATGTCGGATGCATTGTCAACTAGACCGCGACGTACACCTGCTGGTGCGAACCACTGGTAAGAAACATTGTCGTTACGAATGTAAGTACGTAGCGCCATGTGACTTGCTGGAACAACAATAGTGTTGCCACTTAGGTCGTTAGTTTTACCATGTGGATAGTAAACTGCTAGGTATGGATCTGCTGTACTTAAACCTGTACCGTCGGTGTTATTAGCCCAGTTTGCAAAAGCAATGCTGTTTGCTGGTAGTGTCATTGGTGTATCACCGATAACAAACGCTGTATTCTTACGATCGTTGTTTAGTGCAACCATGTTAGGAATAACTTCTGGGAAACCAGGAGCAACGATTAGGTTGTATGCAAACTGTTCTTCACGAATCTGTGTGTTTGCATCAACTGCGGCTTTCATAGCCTTAACAACCATGTTACGTTGAGCTTGTGTTCCCATGAATGGAGCACCACTGTCTTGTAAACCAGATACGCTTACCCAGGCAGACTTCACTGTTGGTAAACTGCTATCAGGGAAACTATCGTCGTTAAAGTAATCGCTTACAAATTTCTTAACGTTATAACCACTACGGCGTGTGTTCCATAGTAGTGTACCACGTGGATATAGTTTATAGTTTGGTGCGTCTAGGTCTAAGTAGTTGCTAGATACTAAATCTGCAACATTTGTTAAACTACCAGCAACTATGTCACTAGAACCGTCGGTATCCCAACGTGCATCAGCAAACGCAATACCGTTTTGGCTGAAACGATCAGTAGCATCGATTGCTACCCACTGTCTAGCATCGTTGTAACGATATAGTTTTGGATAGTTTTCTAAATCGCTTGTGTCTAACCATAAATCACCTGCTACTAGAGCAGTATTATCTGTTTGTGCAGTAGGCTTACTTGCAGTTACAATAACCCCAGTTGGGTTAGTTGTTGACAAGTTGTATCCACGTGCATCGCTAGCAACGTTTCTATAACCTTTCCAACCATTGTCGTTAATCATAATGTCAACGGTAGTAGCATCGCCATAGTACCAATATGTACCATCAGCAGGTGCTTTATATGGTGTAGTGAAACTTGCTTGGTATTCTAAGAACGTCCAGTTAGTTAGGTAAATTACACCATTGCCGTCGTCTAGGAATTCAGACACAGGGAATATAGTATTAGCCATATTACCTACGATGTCTTCTAATAGGATTGTTCCGCCGGTTTCATGTGTTAGTGTAATTGAATTACCTTTTGCAGTAGCAGACACTTCAGGAATGCCAACTGCTGAGAAACGTGTTACCCAATCAATAGGTGATGAAACGCTACTATTGAATTCAATAGTATATTCAAAGAACTCATCAAATCCACTGCGTGTTGTTTTAATACTAACTGTGCCGCCACCACTGAAAGGACTGCTTACCTGGCCAGTAGCAACCATCTTACCCTGCACAAAACGTGTCATGATACGAATAACGTTACCGCCAGCAAAACCTGCTAGAGCCGCGCCTGGATCGTGTTGAGCAACAGCAATTTTAGTACCGTAAGGGATACCAAAACCGCCAGCGAAAGGATCTAGTGCATAGTTTGCTTTTGCCAAGTCCTGGACTACTGTTACTGGTTCTTGTGCCCAACTGTCGGTATCTGAGTTGTATGTTTTTAATACAAGATTCATACCGTTGCCAACAGCAGTTGTTTTAATATAAACTGAACCGCTTGGGCGAGGATGTGCGTCAGATGCTCTCCAACTTGGAATGTCTACGTATGAAGCGTAAACTAGTTCTGGAATGTGGTAAGCGCCGTCTGCAATACCTAATTGTGTTAAAATAGTACCAGTATTATTAGCGATGTTAATTTCGCCGTCGGCATCGGTACCATTACTTGTGGCTGTTAAATCAGCGTATAAGTGGAAATAACCGTCGCGGTCAATTGCCGCTGTTACACCAGTAAGACCAGCGGCAGCGTTAATATCGCTAGCAAGTGCCGATGCATCTGTACCTGTTGTTAATGTAACTTGAATTGTGTTAATGATGATAGAGTTATTAAGGTTTAGTGTTTCACCAATTGTAGTTGCACTAACAGTTGGGTGAGATCTATGCCATTCGTCTAAACCTAGACGCTTCCACTGACCGTTATCGTTTTTGTGATAGATACGGTTTTGTGCTAGGCCTTCATCAGCATTAATTGTAACTACGCAGTAGTCGTCAACTTCACCAATGTGACCATCTGGATATAAACCAAGTGATCCTGGGGTAATGTCTGATGGGTCAGATACTACAATAACGTTTTTCTTAACGAATTGACCAGTGCTTGCGTTCCACTCGTATAGACCCCAGTCTGTGATATTTAAGTCTAACCATGCAGTATCGTTATCAGGCTTGCCAACTGGGCGTACACTAGTTGCTTCTAGTTCTGCTAAGTTAACGTCAGCACGGATAGCGTAAGCTCTGTTGGTTAAACCAAGTGTGCTATAAGCGGCCATTAAGCCGTATTCATTCAGCGCAGTACCGTGAATCGGTGTACCACTGGCTGATTGTTTAAAAATTGGAGCGCCAAGTTGTGATACTAGTTCACGCTGGCTGGTAAACACCTGCAACTGCGCGGCATTGTCTTTAGTCGTGCCGGCTGCAATGGCTCCATTTGTTGTCTTGTCTTGTTCTGTTGCTAGGAATACTAGAGGAACTGTACCAACGGCGCCAGGTACGTATGCGCTTTCGTCTGTTACAGATAACTCTAAACCTGGAGAGATCAATGCCATCTTTTTTCTTCCTTATCATAAGTAATTTCTTGAATGCAACTGACAGAATGCCAACCATCCAAATAACTTAAATGTATTTATTTGGGGCGGTTAAAAAACCCATGGTTACGGTGCCCTTAATTAAGGTTTGTACTAAATACCAGTATGGAACGCCCTTTATGCACCGTATGCAACGATAGACCAGTGGCTGTTAACTGCCACAACGGCGATCGTGTATATTATAGAAAAGTCTGTGATGCTTGTAGTCGCAAAGGCAAAAAACTAAAGCCTGCGGCTCCCCAGTGGTTTCGTATGGGGTATAGAAAAAAACCGCATTGCGATAAATGCGGCTTTAAGGCTAAGTTACCAAGACAAATGTCAGTGTTTCACGTTGACGGTAACTTGTCTAACGTAGACTCGTTTAATTTGAAAACTATCTGTGCTAATTGCAAAGTTGAGTTATACGAAACAAAATCGCAGTGGAAAGCCAGTCCGTCAATTGGAGATTTTTAAATCAATCTGTTCATACAACAGTTCAATTGCATAGTCATTATAAATGATTGCATCAAACTTGTCGTTGGTATTAGCCCATTTCCATTCGCTAGGATGAATATGTCCGTAAGTAGTTTGCATAAGACTTGACTTGAGCCCCATTTCTTCGGTTTTGTTATCTAGAATTGCCGAACCCCACCATTCAGGAAGCTCGCCTCGCTTAACCCACCATACATGCCCTCCTACTTCACGAATCATATTTACTTCGTTAATGAAACGTGTGTCAGGGATAACAAAATTTGTATTAGGATTGTTAACAATCTGTTGCTTTACTAAACTAACCCAAACACCATCATAGAACCCGTTACGCATACAATCTGTACCAAACAACTGCAACACAAGTCGTGGGGTAATTGTTTTACCGGTTTCTTTAGTCCAAAATTCATCAGGCTGTTCACGCCATTCGCGACTTTCATTAGTGTCGCCTTCAAGCAATGCTCTGTCCCAACTGAACATAGCAGAAACTGCATCTTTAAGTTTATCAGCAAAACTAAGTTTAGTATATCCTAATTCGTTTACTAGATAGTCTGCGGCTGTGCCTTTGCCGCTACCAATAAGTCCACAAATACCTACAATCATAAGAAAACTCCAGGTTTACAATATTAATATTGTAACACACTGGAGCCTGGTTGTCAATTGTTTAACGCTTCTTTTTGATTGCGTTTAACATCCGAATTAATCGACTAGTTGGATTTACACGTTTGGTTTTCTTTGCTTTACGAGCTTGTCTAATTTTGGTATTAGCACGAGTGAGTTTCATACGAGCTCTTTGTGCAACATCAATGGGTTGACTGCAATCAATAACTGCAGGAACCACACGACCTTGACGTAGTCCGGTTGTGCAACGCCATTTCATTTTTGGTCCAGACTTTGACTTAGCCCAAACTAATTCGTGTTCTGGTAAAAACTCGCTTGCTCTCACTTCTTATCCTCTTTGTTAATATCATTCAGTACGTTCCATACTGATTGATATGCATCTTCTATATTCTGTAGGTCCTCACCGTCAAGGTATGTTAAATTTTCAAACTCGACTAAGTCTTTAGCCAAGTCTTCTTGCATCTTGACTAATTTATTAGATGGAGTTTTCATTACATCTTACCATTTACGGCACGACCAGTAACGTGCTTTAGTACGTGGGCCCGGATTTGCACAATTATGTCTTGCACGGAAACTCTTACGGCGTGCCGGATTAGACTTTTTAATCTTCATATCAGGGTCGCCAAAGTTTACTTTAACTACGTTACCTTTTTCGTTCTTTACGTATACTTTAAATTTCTTTACATCGCCGCGCATTGGCTTACCTAGCGGCACTTTACGCCCTTGGTACTCTGCTTCGTCTAACTGCTCATCTTCGTTAAACCATAGGTCACCATAGGCTTCATAAAATTCATCGCCGTCGTATGTTTCTTCTTCAGCAAACCAGTTCTTCTTACCAGCATCAAATTTTCTTTGAAGTTCAGAACGTTTATCACCTGACTTAGCAAGGCGTTCACCTGCTGTGGGTTCATTGCGTTTTGGTATAGGTTTTTTAGCCTTGCTTGCTTGTCCCCAACCAGTTAGTTCTCCTAGTATACTTTCTTTAACAGAATCTAACGCCGAAATAGCCGGCTTAACTTCTTGTGGTGCTAGTGTTACTGGGAATTCTTTGCCGTTGTAATTAAAAGTTTTTTCGCCTGCATTAGCGGCCTTTGCATGCTCTATACCAGCATAAACTGCTTTCTCTTTGCCGCCTAGCATACTAGAAACTTTATCCCATAGTGCATCAGTCATTTCGGCGCCGGCTTTATATCCACCAACTGCACCAACAACTCCGCCGGTGGCTCCACCTAAGAAAGGAGCAAACATTTGCCCAATTAATGCGCCGCCGACTCCGGTTAGGCTACCCAATGCTAGACCGCCGGCTGCTCTTACTGCACCTGGTGCGGCTTCTGGTACGCAGTTGTTTACACGAACTCCGCCCTTCATCTTAGTTTTAGGGTTTCCAATCTTTTTATTATCCCAACAATCTGGATCTAGGCGTTGCTTTTTCTTTTCTGATACCAGTGGAACATGTACTTCAACTGTCTGCTGACCTAGTTTATTTTTACCACCTAGTCTAACATGTTCTTTGCCGTACTTTTCAACAGCCTTTTCGTAACTCATACCAGTTTGTTTCCAAACTAGTTCTTTATCATCTTGCTTCTTGCCGTTGATCCAACTTGCTTCTGCTACACCTTGCTGAAAAGATTTAAACACAGCACGAGCAATATCTTTATGCTGTTCTGTTGTTAGATCAGGCAATTGCTCTTTTGCTTGACTGAAAATTTCTTTAATGTCGGGATTTTGAAATTTATCTTCGTAGTCCCAATAAGTAAAACTTACTTTTTCGCCATCAACGTTTAGTGTAAAAATTTGTTGATCTAAGTCACTATCTTGATCTACAATTGTAACGCCTTCCGCCACACCTTGCTTCTTGGCTTTTCTTTCAGCGGCTCTGCGAGCAACTTCAGCAGGAGTCACTTTAGTTCCATCAGCATAATACTTGGCATCTTTACCATCTTTCGCTTGACGAATTGCTTTTTGCGATTTTGCAAGAGCAACAGCGGCTTTGAATTGTTTGGTATCTTCAATATCATCCAAGGCGCCTTCCGACATACTTTCTAAAGGTTCCCAAACAGACTTAGGATTGTTCATCCATCCTTCAACATCAGCAACAACTGAGCCGGCCAATGATCCACCGCTTGGACGTTTTAATATAACGCCTGGCCACATTTTCTTAAACTGACCAAAAGTCATCTTTGGACCATCGGGCAAACGTCCGGGTGTTTCATCCGGAATGCCATATTCAGACTCCGCTATGCCTTGCTCTACGCTTTCTGTTTTTCTAGTCTGCTTAGGACCTTTGCGAGTTTTCCACTTTTTATCAGTACTGCAATAGTAGCGGCCGTAGTCTGCTTCATTGACTATATCGTTTAACTTCATATTTTTATCCTGTTACCCATGTTAGTGGCATTCCGCCATCAACAAAGTCTTTCAATTGTTGCTCGAGTGCCTCCATCTCGGCAGTGCCTTCACTAATCAAGGCTGGACCATTTAACGCTGTGCCGCCGCTTGGGCCTGCAATACTAGCAAACTTGCTACGTGCTTCGCCTAGGATACGTTTAGCAATTGCCAATGCATAGTCCTGGATCCATGGATAAACCATGTGATCATTTAAAATCATAATATCTGGCTTGTAGTTATCAATTAACAAACCAACTGTTTCTTCACTGTCCTTAGGAATCTTACGTAAGATAGTTAACTTCTTAGTAGCATTGTTCCACTGGAACTGCATGTAACCGCCGAACATAGTCATTGCTAGTTCTTGATATTGGGAGTACAATTCATAACTTAATAGTCCGCCAACACGGCCTGCAACTAGCATATATGTATTCATATAGCCTGCTGAGAAAGGCTCAAACTGAGTTGCGGTATTACCAGTTACACTTCCGATGCCACGACGATAGATGCTACGCACATGCATAACTTCGCGTGGTAAAATGTATTCTTGTGTTTCAGGTAGCAGTTTTAAAAACGCATAACTTTGCTCTACGGCATTAGAACTACGCTGTCTGTATTTCTGAATAGCGTTGGTAATTGCTAAATCGTAGTGTGCTTTATCCAGTTCAACGTCTACTAGACCATCGCCTAGTTTTAAGCGAA